GTACTAACTGGGTTGCTGCAGGCGGCCTAAAACGTGGCGATACTGTTCCTGAAATTTCTAACTCTGTTAAAGGTGACCTTTGGGTTGATACAGATAATCAGCAGTTGTACTTGAATAACGGTGCTAGCTGGATTCTTGTAGGACCAGAGTTTAGCCAAGGACTTGCAACAGGCGCAAGAGCAGAACAAATATTAGGCACAGACAACGTTCTATACACTATATTAAGTATTGACGTTGAAGACCGTCCAGCAGCTATATTAACAACTAGACAGTTCGAACCTAAAATTACCATTCCAGGATTCACAACACTGAAACCGGGATTTAATTTAAGTTCATTTGCTTTTAATGACGGCACTTTAAAGTATAACGGTACAGCCGCAGCAGCTGAAGCACTTGTTGTTACTGGCTCACCAAACCCAATTGATGCAAGTAACTTCCTAAGAGGCGATACTATTTCTACTTCTACTAATCTACTGCGCATTAAAACTAACAATGGTGTACAAGTTGGTGAAAGCGGCCAGTTAGCATTAGAAGCATCAGGTGAACGTGCTGTTATCAAAAGTACATTTACTGGTGCAAGTTTAGATTTAAAAGTAAAATCGGGCAGTGCGTATAATACTGCAATTCGTGCTAAAAGTGACGGAAACGTAGGCATTAACAACGAAGACCCGCAAACTTCATTAGATGTTACTGGAGTTATACAAGCTAGCGAAAAGATTAATATTATAGGCACTGAAGATGCTGATAATACGTTTGACGATAATTTAACTGACGGAAGTTTAGTAACATCAGGCGGCGCAAGTGTTGCACTTCATCTTAAAGTAGGCAGCGGCGCAACTGTTAAAGGTGGCGTACAAGTTGACGGTGACATTACTACTAATCCAGAAGCACTAGTAGTTCCAAATATAAGCGGTTTCGATACTGTTACTGCAACTACGTTTATAGGTAACTTACAAGGATCTGTACAAGGTACTATAGAAGGTTCAGCATCAAGTGCATCAAAACTTACTAACAAAACTAAGTTTGAAATGGTAGGTGATGTTAGTGCAGACTCGATAACATTTGACGGATCGGGAGAACTTACTAAAACATTCCGAACTACACTATCGAACGAATTTATTGCAGCCAAGGATAATATAACTGAACCTGAAAACGGCGACGAAATACTAATTAACCGAACAACAGGTGACGCAGGATTATACAAAATTACTCAAGCAAACTTGCTCAAGAATATTCCTAAAAACCCAGTAGGTATGATTGTGCAGTTTGCAGGAATTAACGTACCGGCAGGTTGGTTAATATGTGACGGAAGAATTATACAAAAATCAGAAGCATTTGATTTATGGCTAACAATAGGCCACCAATTCTTGGATCCACAAAGGATACCTGCACTACTTCCAGGAGCATCGAGTGCTACACACTTTGCACTTCCAGATTTTAGAGGTAGATTCCCGTTAGGTGCAGATAACATGGGAGGCATTCCTGCAGGTATAGTTACAAATTCTGCCGCAGATATTGTAGGCCAATACCAAGGTTCGGAAACTAAAGACATCTACAAAGCAAACTTACCGGCACACGATCACGATTTGAAGTCATCGGAAGGACAGCAGTTCTATGGTATTCTTGATACACCTGATGATGAAGATTTAGGGGCTGAAGTAATAGGACTTAATATTGCACAAGGTGCAGCGACTACGGCAGGTGTACCAAGTGCAGGTGATATTAAAGATGGCGGCACAGACGGTAATGGTAACTATAGAACAGTAGAAGGCGAAAGTCTAGGTGCTCCGATAGACATTATGCCTCCGTATCTAACAGTTAATTACATTATATTCGCAGATAATGCATAAGGACAAGGGCAAATGGCATATACATTAAACAAAACAGACGGTTCAGTTTTAACAGACTTAATTGACGGCATATTAGATACAAGCACAACAGATCTTGCCCTTGTTGGAAGAAACTACACAGGGTATGGCGAGTTTCTAAATGAGAACTTTATTAAAATATTAGAAAACTTTGCTAATCCAAATGAACCAATTGCTCCGCTCAGAGGGCAGCTTTGGTACGATACTAGTGAAAACAAATTAAAAATATTCGACGGTGAAGCATTCCAAAGTGCAGCAGGTTCGTTTATTAGCGAAAATCAACCAAGCGGCCCGATACCAGGTGATACTTGGTTCAGTACAGTAAATAAACAGTTTTACTTATTTGACGGATCAGAATGGACACTAATTGGCCCAGCATATAGTCAATTACAAGGACAGAGTGGTTTTGTAGTAAGAACAGTATTTGATACAAGTCTAAATGCTAAAACTGTATTAGAGTTATATGTAAAAAATGCGCTTCAGTTAGTAATTTCTGGAGAAGAATTTGCACCTAACCCACTGCCTACTAACTTAATCCAAGGATTGATTACAAGCGAAAACCCAGCAGGCAGAATATTTAAAGGTATTAATTTAGTTGCTCCAGACTCATTTATATTCCGTGGTACTGCTTCTAATGCTTTGAACTTAAAAAGCGGAACAGGGCAAATTGTTCCAGAAAGCCGCTTACTTAAAAATGACGAAAGTGGAGTATTAAACGGCAGTTTAGATGTAAGAACAAGCGCAGGTATTTCAATTGGTCCTGATAGTGATACACGTTTGATTATTGATAACGGATTTACCATTGTTAATAAAAACGTAGGCCAGAACTTTAATTTAGTTGTAAACTCAAGCGCAAGTGAACTATCAGAAACAGATGCTATTACAGTATTAGCAAACGAGCAACGTGTTGGTATATTCCAAGGATCTCCTGCATACAATCTAGATGTAACAGGCAATGCAAGAATTACTGGTGATCTTATTGTTGAAGGCGACAGTTTTACTACTAATGTTGAAACTGTGCAAGTAGAAGACAAGAATATTGAACTTGGCGTAGTAGATACACCAACTGACCTTACAGCAGCAGGCGGTGGTATAACACTTAAAGGCACAACAGATAAAACATTTAACTGGAGTAATGCTACATCTAGTTGGACGTCGAGTGAAAACATTGACCTAGCTAACGGAAAAGTTATTAAACACAATGGCGCTGACTTATTAAGCAGCACAAGATTGTTTGATACTGTAACAACAGCAACTGGTATTACTAGAGTAGGTACACTATCTGAACTAACAGTAGATAGTATACGTTTAGATGGTAACACTATTTCAAGAATTAGCGGCACTGGCTTAACAATAAATGTAGGCGCAGGCGATATTAACGTATCTAGCAGTAAAATTAGTCAACTAGATGAACCTACACTAGATCATCATGCTACACCAAAAGTATACGTAGACCGAGAAATTCAAAATGAGCCTATTGTGTTTAGTTTTGACATCACCGGGTATGCAAGTCCAAACGATAGAATTATTGATGTGCTAAATGCAACTTACCCACCGAGTACGTTTGCACAAGGCAAAGCAGCAAGGATTGTGTGTACAGATTACGATGCGACACAAACTACAGACCCAATTGACGTTGCATCTGCATCAAGCACTACAGAAGTAGAAGTTAATGCAGCAGCAGGTGGAACTGTGAGTGTTATCCAAGGTATTAATTTACCTAACAGTTTGATACCAGAATTTACACTAAACATCAGCAGAGAAGTACGTTTCTTTGTAATAAACGCATTGGGCGCATGGGAAGTAGACGGGTCTCAACCACAAAATCCGCTAAATATAACATAACATAGACATCAGGGGTAATGCAAAAATGGCATATCAAATTAATAGATTTAACCGATCACTATTAACAACTGTCGAAGATGGAACGCTCGACGAAACAACAGATATTAAATTTGTAGGTAAAAACTACGCAGGCTACGGTGAAGCACACAACGAAAACTTTCTATTCCTATTAGAAAACTTTAGCGGTGCTAACGAGCCACCAAAACCAATTAGCGGACAGTTATGGTTTGATAGCGGCGCACAGCGCATGAAATTCCGTGATAGTAATAACAAATGGCGCACAGTAGGCGGCGCTGAAGTTAGTGCAAGTCAGCCAGCTGGTTTAGCAACTGGTGACTTTTGGTGGGATAGTGCAAACGAACAACTATATGTCTATAATGGTACAGAGTTTATTCTAATCGGTCCACAGGATGCAGGTGACGGCATTACCCAAATGCTTAGTAGAACTGTTATTGACACAACAGACGTAAGTAGATCGGTTATCGTTGCGTATGTTAATGACGTTCCTATTCATATTATTTCACCTTCAGCAGCATTTACTATTAAAAATGTTGCAGGAAACACAATTGATGGATTCGGTACAGTACGCCAAGGTATTACCCTAAGAGATACAGACAACGATAACGGAATTACAAGTTCTGCATATCGTTTCCACGGTACTGCTACAAACGCAGACAAATTGGGCGGCCTAAATGCTAGCGAATTTGCTAGAACTGCTGACCCAAGTTTTGATCAGCAAATTGAGGCACTTAACGGGATAGTTGTTGCTGATGTATTTTCTTACACTGTCGAAAATGGCATCGGCGGTGACGAAGACTACGGTATTATTGCTAACACCAGCGGCCCTAATAATGAAATTAAGTTTAGAACAAAAAATGCTCAAGGAACTCTAACAGATAGTATTAAAATTAAACACGACGGTGCTTACCCTATTGTTACTGATACAATTGACTTAGGTAGTTCTTCTCTTACATTTGATAATGTGTATGCAAATAGTTTCAAAGGTATTGCAGATCAAGCAAACGAATTAAGACACGGCGTAGACGGCGACGACTATCGTTATGCAAGCGAAGCAAATGTTGCAGGTACTATTGCAGTACGTGATGCTAATAAAACTATTACAGCAGATATATTTAACGGTATTGCATCTCAAGCACGTTTCGCTGACTTGGCAGAAAAATATACTGTTGCAGTAGATCATCCTGTTGGAACTGTAATGATGATATGCGAACACGAAGGTCATGAAATGTGTCCTTGTAAACTTAGCAGTTTCCCAGTTGGTGTTATATCAGAAAAGCCTGCATACCTAATGAACAAGAGTCTAAAAAATGCACAAGCAATTGCACTTGAAGGTCGTGTACCTGTAAGAGTAATTGGCGCAGTTAAGAAGGGCGATTTGTTGTATGTTGACGCTAACGGTTGTGCAAGTACTGTATATACTGGAAATCCACGAATAGGTGTTGCACTTGAGTCAAACGATAACGAATCAGAAAAATTAGTTGAAGCTATTCTGAAACTATAAATATACGTATATAATAACGCTAAATACGATACGTACAGCAGGAGTAAGATATGGCAATCGGGGTAGGAAACCTAGTAAGTGCCGCAGACTATAATGCGATTTACAACACAGTTAGAAAAGTACTAGGTGACGACGGTGTTGACCCTCAAGTAGGATACGGGAGAGCTTTAAATAGTTCTCCAGTATCAACTGGTGATGTTATTGATTCAACATTACTAGACGCTCTTTATGACGATCTAGTAAGAGCAAGAACGCACCAAAGAGGTACAAACTTTTCATGGGACACACCAGAAGACGGAATTAATGCACCTGATACAGGTGAATACATTGGTGCATTTGCAGCCGACATTGGCGCAACAAGCAGTGCAGATGCTACATCAGACAAAGCTGAAGGGTTTCTAGACTTTTCACAAGCAGCGGCAGATATACTTGCAGATAGACTATCAATTGGCGGCGACCAAACTAGTATACAATTAGTACACCAAGCAACTAGAACAACTGCATGGAATGGATCCATCGTACACCAAGTTGACCTAGTATTTGCTAACGCTAACGAAAGACGTTACTTTTTCAATAGCGGCGGCTTAATTATTATTAATGCTAATCTATCTGGCGGCAACACTGTATCTGGCAATCAAACTGCTACATATCCAAGCTCTCCTGCATACCAAAAAGATGAAATATGGCAAACCATGTTGAATAACATGGGTACAATCTATATTGGTTCTAATACAGTTACAGCAACTGGTACAGGATCTGCGGCAAATGGCGGCAATTTTGATTTAACTAGTTCTTATCAAACTGCATTTACTAAAAGTGGTTCGGGTGTATACTCGGAAAACTATTATAGAATTGAAGCTAAAGGTGCTCAATCTAGTAACAAAATAACTTTGAGAATTACGTTTGCAGATGTTGACTCTGGCGACGACAGAACTGATCCTAATTTATTACCTGCTGGACAAGGTGTGCCAGTTGACGAAAACGTAACTGGTACAATTACAAGTACTATACAAACTAGAGCAGCTACAGGCGCACTAGGCATAAACCATCCAGGACATGCAGTAGTATCGCAACTCGGTGGTGGCGGAGCAATAGATAGTTACGTCTTAACTGCAAGTGCTACATCTATTAGCGAAGGAAGCAGTGTAAATATATCACTACAAACAACTAACGTTCCTAATGGAAATGTTGGATATACTATTACTGGTATTACATCAAGTGATTTGTCAGTGGGCTCGCGCACAGGCAATTTTGCGTTATCGAGCGGATTTGCTTCTCTAAACTTTACACTTGCTAACGACGGTGTTGTAGAAAATACAGAAACAATGACACTGACGCTAGATAATGGTAGAGCAACTGTTAGTATTGATATTGTTGATGCCGGCGCACCAACAGTAAGTTTGGTAGCTAACCCAACAATTATTGACGAAGGTGAATCTGCTACGTTTACACTTACTACAACAAATACACAACCAGCATCATATGCTTACACTATCACTGGTATTAATGCTAATGATCTATCTTTTGGTGATCTAACTGGTAATATTGTTACAAACGGCACAACATCACAAAACTCAGGAAGTGTGTCAGTTACGTTAGCAAACGATCTTTCAACTAATGAAGGCATAGAAGTTATTACATTTAGCGCCGCTGGAGAAACAGCTACAGTACAAGTTAATGATACAAGTCGAATCCAAGTTGAGTTTCCGAGCGGACCTTACGACCTTTACAGTTCTGGGTCATCGCTTGGTGGTTATGCAACAGCAAGATTTACATGGGCAGGCAGCACAGGTTATCTAGGGTTTTCGGGAATCGGCACTCAGGGCGCTACCTCGGGTGCAGTAGTAAACGAACAATGGTTGCTTAGTGGAAATGCAAGCGATTACTTTGTACAGTGGGATCATAATAATCCTGATGCTAATACCGAAGCCACGTTTACAGATGCAGGCTCCGGACAGCTATCTGCAGATGGTGATTACGAGTGGGTATTAACAGATAGTTCCAACGGCGGCGAGCTTAATACTGTGTTTGGTACGTTACGTTTAATAAGAAAGAGCGACAGCGTTGTTGTAGCATCTACAACCGCAAGATTAACAGCAGATTATCAGCCGTAAGAGGATTAAACAATGGCAGCAACACAAGGAAATTTAATAACAGCGTCTACTTACAATGCTATTAGAGCTAAAGTTAACAAAGTAGTCGGCGGCGGCGACGGTGCTGAGTTTGGATACGGACAGACACTAAGCAGTCAATTAAAAGCAGACAACGACCTTATATCTGCACAAGACATGCAAAACTTGTATGACGATATCTTACTTGCTGCCAAGCACCAAACAGGCGATCCTGTAGTTTGGACTACGCCTGACGGGCTTAACGCACCTGATAGCGGAGAAGTTATTGGTGTATATGCTGCTGACCTAGGACCTGCTGTTACAACAACAAATCCAGTTACCGGTGAAATAACAACAGTTCAGAGTACAATTAATGCAACATCTGACACAGACGAAGGCTATTTAGACTTCGAGCAAGCCGCAGCACAAATTGAATCGGGCTATTTAGACATAGGTCCTGGAGCACTTACTACAACAATTGCAGAAACTAGTATAAGGACTAGTAACTGGCAAACAGAAATTGATCATGTAGTTACCGTTCGATGGAATAGCGCAGAACATAGACGCACGTGGGCTAATGCCGGCGGAAAAATTCGCTTTAATGCTAATCTAACAGGCGGCACAAGTCAACCAGGTGACGAAACTGCTACTCCTCCTGGCACCAAAGATGAAATATGGCAGACAATGCTTAACACTATGGGCACTATTGAAATTGGTGTATTAGGTACAACTGCTACTGGTACTGGAGATCCAAACGCTAATTTAAGTATAATATATACAGATAGATCAATCAACAGAAGTTGGGCAACAACTAGTCCTGCTAACAAAGCAACTGTTTTTACTAAAAACGGTTCTGGTGTGTATTCTGAAAACGAATATAAAATTTCAGCAGCCGAAGTAGATGATAATGCTATTAGATTCTATATTACATTTAGAGACTTCGATATAGGCGACAGCCAAGATCCAAATAACGATTTTGGCGTATCGGTTCCAATTGACGAATTTGTTACAGGTACAATTACAAGCACTATTAGTTTTGTAACACCGGACGGATTCTTAGATATAGCTACTCCTTCAATTACACAAGATTCCGCTTTATAATACACTTGACAAAACTCTTGTTATATACTATAATTGTATGTAACTAAGGAGTTTCAAGTGGACGAAAAATTATCACAAGCATTAGAGCGTAGTAATTATATGACTACGCTCGCAACACAAAAGCGTTTCCTTTGGGAAAAGTATCAAGACGATTTAACCTACTACAGTAACGGACATGAAGTTGCAATTACTGAATCTTTAATTACATTCTGTAGTACACTACTAGATCGAAATCGACAAGACGTAATCTTAACAGACGCAAACAATCTTCCGTTCTTTGTAGAAGATTTGTCAGAGTTTCTTGATAACATTCTAGATCAGTATGCTCGTGCGTCAAACGAATATTATCAAAGTTACAATGAACTTAAAAAGTCACGTTCTGTTGAAGGATTAGTTAATTTATGAGTAAAGGCTTACTAGTATTTGCTTATAATAACAGGGCTGTTGATTACATACAACAGGCAGCATTTCTAGCCAAGCGAGCAAAAGAGTACTTAGATCTACCGTTAAGTATTGTAACAGACGATGTAAAAAGTGCAGAAAAGTGGAAAGACTTATTCGACGAAATAATCTTTTGCAGAAGCAGTGCTATGACAGCAAAGACTTATAATAACGGAACAATGGCTAAACAGAAACTAGTGTTCCGTAACGATACTAGACCAAAAGCATACCAGTTATCACCGTATGAGCAAACTGTACTATTAGATACAGACTACATTATTGCAGATGATGTACTAAAGAATTGTTTTGACGGTCCTAACGACTTTATGATTTATAAAGACGCATATGATCTAGCAGGGTTCAGAGACTATTCAGAGTTTAAGCACATAAGCGATGTAGGTGTAGAATTTTATTGGGCTACTTGCGTATACTTTAACAAGTGCGAAACTAATAAAACGTTCTTTGATCTAGTACAACATGTACAAACATACTGGACTCACTATAGACAAATATATAGACTTGAAACGCCCGTATATAGAAACGACCATATCTTTAGTATTGCTATACACATAATGAACGGATTTAAAAAAGGCGACTTTGCAGCAAAGATGCCTGGCAAATTGTATTACACAACTGACAAAGATATTCTGCATAAACTAGACGGCGATGAGTTTACATTATTGCTAGAAAAAGAAAATCGCCTAGGTCAGTATACATTAGCAAACTTTAAAGGTACTAGTTTACACGTTATGAATAAATTTAGTCTAGCGGAGAATATTGATGTATAACTTTATAATGCTAGCGCAGAACAACGATATTACAGACTACGTTTTACAGGCAAGTTTATGTGCGATGAGCATTAAGAAATCTATGCCACGTGCAAGCGTAGCAGTAATTACAGATGATGTAGTTCCTACTACATTTAAACAGTTTTTTGATTATATTGTTCCTATTCCTTGGGGCGATAGTGCTGCTGGTGAAGAATGGAAGATACATAATCGTCCAAAAATTATTCATGCTAGCCCATATGACGAAGCAGTTATCTTAGATACAGACATGTTATTGTTAGACGATGTTAGTAGACATATCAAATATATGTCTAATTATGATGTGTTTTACACTAACAGCGTATTAGATTACAGAGGCAATACTGTATCTAGTGACTTTTATAGAAAATTATATACTAAGCATAATATTCCTAGTTTGTATACAGCATTTAGTTACTTTAAAAAGTCAGACTTTGCTTATAAGTTTTATGAACATTTAAGTTTAGTCACAGAAAACTGGCGAGACTTTTATAAAGTAAACGGATCGTTAATACAGAATCGTGCAAGCATGGACACAACTGTAGGTTTAGTAACTAAGATGCTAGACTGTAAAACTCAGATAACTGCTAGAAAGAACAAGCCTATGTTTGTTCACATGAAACCTAACATCCAAGGTTGGCAACGTTTGAGCGAACAATGGACTACAAAAGTTGGTTATTACTTAAACAAACGTCTTGACTTATATATTGGCAATTACAAGCAAGAAGGGTTGTTTCATTACACTGACAAAACGTTTATTAATCCGCACATAATGAAACAATATTGTGATTATCACGGAGTAAGATATGAAGTATAAAATTACAACTAAACGAACTAATAAGATTCCTACATATCGAGTTTACTTCGACGACGAAACTGGTAATATATTATCTATTACAAATAGAGAACAGTCGCAGTTTAAAAATCACTTTGTTGTTGCTATACAAGAAGTTGAAGACTTTTTGCTTGGTACTCGAAATATGCTCAAACACAGAGTTATATTTAATGTTAAAGAACAACAATACCAGATTGTAAGTAATCAAGATGCTATAATTGTTTATGCTGACGATCTAATCTTTAGACTGACTACTGTACCAGATGCACAAATTGTAGTACAGCAGTGCTTAGTAGACAAAAAGTGGAAAATATTTGCAAATGACTTTACAAAAGAAAGTATGAAGGATGTCGGTGCTCGTTTAGAAGAAGTATTGTTCTTTAGTATTACAGAACACGGTAATCCGAACATAATGTATAACCACTATTATGTGAGCATTAAAGATCTAATAGAACAAGATGCTGTTGAATTTGAGTTTACTAGCCAGGAAGAGCATGATCCTGCACAAGTTAGTGTATATACTAATAGAAAGTTCAACAAATATTCACATGAGGTAATTGATGACTAAGAAATTAAAGATACTTGATTGCGACATAATATATTTGTCGTATGATGAACCTAACGCAGAAAAGAATTATGCAGATTTGTGTAGTAAAATTCCTTGGGCCAAACGTGTACACGGTGTAA